CTCACTGGGGCGGGCCATCTCATCCCCCCATCTGGCAGCTTTGCCGCCAGACAGATTGACCTTTCTGGTAGTACACATCGGCCCTGCCGGGCGTCCCGTTTTTGACCTTCAGAATCTTGCCAGAACAACGGGGAACCCACGAGGGCCACGTGTACGTGACCCAGAACGAGCGCCTACCGGCCAGCTTCAATTTCAGCATGGGCCGCCGCTGCTTGCGGGCATCGTCTTCACTGGTCCACACAGCCACCCGCGTCATATGTGCCGATTCGGTCAACTGCTTGACCACCGCCGTCACGTGACGGCAAAGCAGGCCGCGTTGACCCGCTTGGCAATCGCACGTGAAAAGGTTGTGCTCCACTCGCATCACGTGGTACAAGTCGCCCTCGCGCCCTTCGACTGCCCACTGATTCTGACCCGAGGCGATGATGGCCGCTCGCAGTTCCTGGCTCTGACCCTCTTTAATAACCCTGCTCGTTTTCATGACTGCCCCCTTTCCTCTGTGGATATTGTACCATAGATAGCACAGTTTGTCAATACCCAATATCGGATTGGAGAATTTTACTTGTCTATAAGTTACGAGTGGAGAATTATACCCCTGGAGGCTTTTCTACAATTTACAACCCGAGCTCGGCAACCAGATCCTGTATCGCGTGTGAGGAATCCATACCCGTTCTGAGCGCATGGACATTAATCACATCCATCACCCGATTGTTCCCAGGGCATCCTGGCTTGAAGCACCGGCATATCCCCAGCTTAGCATTGACCCACATGCTCGGATTCTGGTCATCGTGGAATGGACAATTTGCCATGAGCCAGATCCCATCGGGGCTATTGGGATGCAACCGCGTGATATGGTTCAGGTAGAGGACCAGGGGTAGTTGTGCTTTGATTTCGTCAATCAGACTGCCCCCTGACCATTCCTCTAATCGCGTAGTAGGGGGGATAGCATCGGCTACCGGGACCGAAAAGCCGGCCTCTTCCAGGTCTTGTACCTGGAGGATGGGATTCTCATTGACGGCCACGTAGGGTACCCCGCTGGCATGGACCGAGGGCGGGGCGACTACGTACCCTGTGACCTTCACGTCGCCCATATCCCCCGGCATGGCGTAGGTGAGGGCAGGCAAGTCCTCTACTTTCAGGTAGACATGATAGCCCTTGCCCGTCCTCACTGTGTAGCTCTCTGCCAGGTCACGACAGGCCCGCGCCCACCGATGATAGGCGAGGACTTTGTCAAAATCAAGCACTACCAAATTGTCGCTCACTTCTCCGCACATCAGGCCCAGGCCCCTGTCGGGCTCCGAGAACCAGCGCCGGACCAGCGACTCCGGCGGGACGTGCTCCCTCAATGCCTGCCAGGGGATTGCGGGCCGCTTGCTGCGGGGCTTGAGAGGGACCGGCACTACCCCCCTACTGAGCCATTCGAGGGCAGTGTGTAGGACGGCGGTCATGCCTCTTTTACCTCAATCTTCCCCCCACAGTTGGGGCAGTAGTGATACCCCGCATCTTCAGGACTATCACAATCCAACCACCACTCATCATCACACTCACTACAAAACACAATCTCCCCTGCCCATTCGTCTCTATCTTTTCGCCACCGGCATACCTTCTCTGGTCGCGTGTTCCAGTTCAGAACTGCATCGCATTCTTCATATTCTGGCTTTCCCTGTATTCCACAAACCGTACACTCCCCCCAATGCCAGCGTTCCGGTATCGGTTTGTAGTCATGGTTCAACACGGCCTCGCCCCCACAGAACGGGCATGGTAGTAGCTCGCTCATTTCTCTCCCCCCCTTCGGCTCCATGTAGATTCGGCGGCTACAGGCGGGACAATGCATTAATCCCAAATCTTTTACCGTTGGGTGCCAGCCGCAATCGGTTTGCCAGCGCTTGTACCGCGCATCCCATCGCCACGTGCAATAGCTCTTCTTGTCTTCCATCACCCCTCCTATTTCCTTGGAAACTCATGCCGGCCTACCGTCAAGCCTTACACCCTGTAGTCAGGCCCTCGGTGCTGCTATGCGCTGGCACCCACAGCACCTAACCCACCCCGTCACGAGTAAGCCAGCACGGACATTCACCGCATCACCGGCAAGTCCTTTGGGAACTCGTACCACACCTCCACCGGCCACGGTCCCCACTGATAGAACCCTTCCCGTTGGGCAATCTCGGCGGGCACCTCTACGATAAACAGTTCGTTCAGCCGGTCTTGATAATGGCCCTTTTGGGCGCAGTCTACCACTTGCGCCTTGTCTATCCGGCCTGATGGCCAGCGCAGCCACACGTCCCCGCGTCCCAAGTCCCCCTTGGCATTGAGGGCTACAGGCACCGATGTGGGTGCGGGGTCAATACCCCGCACCCGCATCGTGTTCTCAAAGACTCCCATCTCGGCATAGGTCGCAAAGCCTATCTCGTGGCCTGCGGGTAGCTCAGTAGGGGTGTCCCACCCGTCCAGAGCCAGGGCTGCGGCCACGATGGCTAATGCTAAGCCGCTCACTTTGCCCATCCGTCGCGGGTGGGGAACAGGTCCAGCCAGCGCCGGAACGCCGCTAGCAGGGAGAGCTTTGGTTTTACGGGGTTGATGAACAGGCAGTCGGCAACCATCCCCCGCCCCTTCAATACCAGTTGCCCCGATTCAAACTTGGCCCGATATACGACAGGCCAGCCGAACAGGATGTTACGAATCATGCGTAGCTTTTTCATTTCTCATTCTCCTTATTTGTGTGTTTGTGGAGCCACTGCATACTACACCGTTTCTCGTTGCTGTCGCCCGTCCAAAGGCGGCCCAGTAGCTTGCTGCGAATATCCATCACCCTATCAAGGTAGCTTCCACTTAGTTCTTCATTGTCGGTTGCTGTGAAACACCCCCACTTATGCGCAGCATCAATAAGGCTGGCAACGAGTAGCCAATCCTCATCGGGGCAACTGGCGTTTTCTTGGTGTTGTTCATACACCACAAGATCGATCTGAACGTGCTCGGTACGATAGCGTAGTCCACAACACTGTGCTTCATCCAACCCGCCGCCATTCCAAAACAAATGGAACGGTTTGCCACAGCGAAGGCATTTGAAATCGCCTTCCTCAAAGTTCTGAATCCGTGCTACTTCCTTAAAGCCTTCGACGCTACTCATAGCAGCAACTCCGGCGCTCGCAACATGGCATTGGCCGCGTCTGCTAGATTGTCTTTGTCGTCAATGAGGACCGACAGCGCCAATAAGACCACCGCCGCCGTGTAGGGGTTGACCCCCGCGTGACCGGCGAAATAGCCCACGTCTCCCGCATTGGGGTTGCGGAGCACACTGTTCCGCATCTCGTAGCACCCGGACGGGTTCATCGCTACCACCACCAGCGTATAGTCAAGCCCTCTGTCAGTTCCTGGGAAAAGCTCACTCATACCGTTGTTGTGAAACTCCGCTGCTTCCACTGTATGCTGACAGATATTTCCGTCCGGGTAGTGGACCAGCATCCTTTCGAGCGGCATAAACCCAAACCGATACTTGGTAGCGTCCCCCGGTGCAATCGCATACCAGTACATCAATGCACTTCCTGCAGACCTCTCCAACATTCTCGTTCCTCCTTTACCCATACCATTTCTCCATCGTCAATCTCCCGTGCGGTGTACTGCCCCGCCGGGCCACAATGCTCCGCGTTGATGCGGATGGGCCGTTGCTCAGTATGGGAGTAGACCAGCTCTCCCGGTTCTAGCTTGACCCACCAGGGCCGCCCGCCTCCAAGAGTCCAGCGCTGGAAACGAGCGCCGACCGGCAAGCTGCCGAAAGGCACTTGAGTCTTCACTTCAGCCGCCGTTTCTTGTCCGGGTCGTCAAAGTCCCGGATGCGATCAGCCACGTCCTTTGCTCCGCTGATGATTAGCATCACTACCAGCGCTGCCAGCAACATAATCAAAAGTTCCACACCTCACCTCCTATTCGTCGGCCAATGCCTCATCCAGGGTCAGTGGTCGGCCAAAACCGCACGCATTGCCCAAGTCTTCGAACCGCCCGCCTGGCTGCAAGTCGGCCTCACTCGCGCCGATTAGATACTCGGTGTTCGGCTCGCCCTGCCATTTGGACCAATCCTTGACGTGTACCACGAGCCGCCCATCGGCGGCCCTGTACAGCGTCTCGGTGACCCCGCGTGTGTCTGTGAGCCCGCCGCTCGGCCCCTCGCCGTAAGTGGTCAGCCGTCCCAGCTCTTCGGCTTTGAAGCGCACCTCACGTCGGTTGTCCTGGCTGATTCCGTTGCCGACAATCAGCGTTCCTACCCATACTGTTTGCTCTTCCATCGTTTTACCTCCGTTTTGTGTGTTAGAGCTATGCCGCACGTTTCTCACCTCCTCACAAAATCGAATCGACCAGGCGAACTAGTTCAGCCCGGTCATCATCGTCGAACCAACTCGGCAGGTCTACACCGTCGTCGCCCAATGTCTCTTTGTCCAGGGCGTACTCCACCAACATCTCAGCGGTGATAGGACCGCCACTTCCCGGCCTGTAGTTGTAGGCGATGTTCCCCGCTAACTCATGAAGCCATGTCGATTTCCAGCTTGTCTGCTTTTTCATTCTGCTCTCTCTCCCTCTGTGCTCAATCCTAACTCTGCGATAAACCGGCTTGGGCCGAAGGTGTCTTTTCGATAGTTTTGTATGCCACTTAGGTGGCACTCCTCTTTGGCCCGCGATAGTAACACATAGAAGCAGCACCGCTCGTCCTCTACCCGACCCCGGCCTGCCCCCGGCAGCACTCCCAAGTTCGGCGGGTCGCTCATGCTGAACGTGTGGGGCAGCAGGCCCTTCTCGCCATTTTCACAAAGTCCTACACCGTAGACAATGGGGCGCTCCAGGCCCTTCAACCGATGAATGGTAGACAGAATCACGTAGCCATCCCAAGACTTGTCCTTGGCCGCTTCAGCGGCCTTCTCGCACTCGGTCACATAGTCCAGAAATTCAGCTACCGTCTCAAAGCCGGAAGCAATCTGAACAACCGTGTACAAGTCCTCAAGTTTACCGTTCTCAGCCTCATCCCCACTGGTCAGACCTTCCTCATGCTTCAGCCACTTGACATAGCAGTTGTCCAACACCGATGCTACCACCTGGCCCGCATCGGTCGCCCCGGCCATATCGGCCTGGATGTCGCGGAGCAGGCTCACCAGGTCGTCAACGCCGGGCCGATGGGACCGCTTCTGTTCAGCGGCCCGATAGACAAATTGATACGATGGCTGCCCGGACTTGTAATCTTTCGTCGCTTCCAGAAACGCTTTACCCAGGTAGCGGTGCGTACAATACTCGCCCTTGCGGTCGCCCCAGGGGGCTACACACCAATTCGAGCCGATGTTAAATACCCGCTGAAATGCCTTGTTGTCTCCCTCATTATAGGCCAGGCGCACGTACCCAACCACATCGGCCACGTGCTTGGAGCCCCAAAAGCTCCCACCTGTGATATTGATGAACGGTACTTTGGCCCTGGTCAGCGGCCCTTCCAGATAGCCCAGTTGTGCCCTGGTCCGCGCACCCACAAAGTAGTCACCGGGCTGCCTATCCCCCCTACTGAGCGTTTGGGCAATATCCTCAGCCAATGCCGCTGCTTCTTCCTCAGGGTCGGAGTACATTTGCCAGGTGATCGGGTCACCTTCAACCTCTGAGTGTGCCTCTACGAGCTTGCGGTACTTGTCGTCATAGGGTCCACCACCCGCCGCATAATTGTAGCCAATCAAGCGGTTGTAGGTTTCGATGATGCGGCGGCTGCTGCGGTAGTTTCGGGTCAGTTTGTACAGCACGCCGTTGGGGAACCGATTCTCAAAGCCATCGAACAGATTAGCTTCTGGCGTTGCCCCCGCAAACCTGTACAAGAGCTGGTCGGTATCTCCCACAATGAAGAACCGGTCCTGGGGGGCAGCCAGCGTGCTCAAGATTCGCATGGCCTGGGCGCTCGTGTCCTGGCCCTCATCGACCAGAATCACTTGATAGCGGGCTTGCCACTTCTCGCGGAAGGCTCTGTCTCGCTGCAAGCGCAACTCCACATCCAACATCATGTCTGCAAAGGTCAGGGCGTTCTCCTTGCGCTGGAGGATGTTGTCCAGGTCGCGTCTCAACTCATGCACCTTGCTGCCGTGGTGATGCCCCAAGGCCACCACAAACCAATTCAAGTCCTCACTGGAGGCCAGACCATTGAACTTGGCTGTGTTGACCCAGCCCATAATCTCCTCCCACCCGGGGCGCTCGTCTGCATACGGCCACAGCTTTTCGGCAAGCTCCTGGACGTGCTTCTTGACCACCCACGTCTTGGCGACCATCCGCTTGTCGCCGTTGGCTTTCAACATCCGGTAGCAGGCTGCGTGAATCGTGCAAATCTGGGTTTCGGCGGCGGTTCCCACTGCTTGGGGACTAACAGTCAACACGCGAGACAGTAACTCGGTTGACATGTCTTTGGAGAAGGTCACAGCCAAGATATTCTCTGGCTTGTAACCTTGCTCCAAAAGGAATGCGTACCGGTGAGACAAAACAAAAGTTTTGCCGGTGCCTGGCCCTGCCAACACTACAGCCGCCACATTGGGGTTGTGCTGAATAGCAGCTAGTTGCTCCGGATTGGCCCTTGGCGCATTCCCGCTCGGTGTGACACAGCGCGTAGTAGGGGGGGTAACCACATCCTGCCCGGTTGTCTCTTGTGCTGTGGGAGTGTTGCCCAAAAACCCCATCGGGTCGTCTGCCTCCGCTGGGGGCTTGGGGGCGGGTTGGGTCGTGGGCTGGGGATGCTTGTTGGAATCGGTCAAGGCCAGCTCGTAGAGTTCTCGGAGCTTGTCAGTTATACGGCCTTCCCAGTTGGGGATCCGCGTTACCCACCGGCTACGCTTAGCCAGAGGGTACCAGCGGTCTTTGTAGTGGTATTCTACCCATAGCCGGATAGAATCCTCTCCAGTATCGGCGGCAATACCGCTCGGCCCAATGCTGCTCCTGATGATGATGCGCTTGTTGGTATCGGTAACAGGTATCGTGTAGGAATATTCGCCGTCAATCAGGCCCAGCGGCAACCACAGCGGCACACCCGTCGTCTTGCAGAACGGTAGTGCCGCTTCAAACTGCTCTTTGCTGAATCGCTCAACCATGATAACCTCCCTTTCTCTCTGTGGATATTGTACCATAGATAGCACAGTTTGTCAATACCCAAACAGGAGAAAGTAAAGGCAATTCTACAGTTGGTCGTCAGCGGGTCCCATCCCACGCGGTCTACCCACTCGGCCTTGGCGGCTCTGTAGAAACTTCATCCCCTCTGGGGAGATGATCCACATTCCCCGACCGGTTAACCTCAGCTTGCGAGCCAGCCCTTCGCGTTCCAGCGTCTTGCCCCACCGATAGACGGTGTAGAGCGGGACGCCCTTCCGGGCAGCCTGAGTGGCTGTTACCCACCCAAGCTGCCCAAGTTCTTCGATTGTCACGAGTTCTTCGATGTTGGTCATAAGACCCCCTACAGATTCAACCAGCGCTGCACCAACAACACCGGCTTGTCTAGCTTTTCTGCGATCTCCTCAACTGACAAACCTTCGCTCAACATGGCGCGGGCAACCCCCTGGTCAATCGCTGGGTCAATCTCTCGCACCGAAATCACAGGTGCGGTTTCCCGCCGCAATTCAACAAGTTCTTTCTCAGTTGACAACACCATGAGTCGCATTTGCTCATCGGTCACGAGTTCCGAAATCATATCCCGCTCGCCCTGGCTCATCACCTCGCCGGGTGCGGGATTCGCCAAGTCGCAGCCTTCGGTCAGGTATTCGTTGATGCGCTCCCAGGTCGCCACCGGGATGCGCTTGGGCAACATCTGGCGCATGGCCCATACATTATCACCCGCTGGCTCCAAGCGCCCCAAACGTTCTTTCAGGACCAGAGCCGCCGGTGCGCCGTCCGCATTCTTGGGCTCATTCACTAACCACAGGAACAGGCTGCTCAACTGGTACAGCAACCGCTTGCCACTGGGCACAACTTTGCCCACGATAGGCTGGCTCCCCTCCCAGGGTGTCTTGAGGTGTGAAACCAGAATCACCGTCTCCACCCCGCGTGCGTACAAAGCGCTCATAAACTCGCTGTACAAAGGATTGAAGCCGTCTGTCCACAGCCCCCCGTAGGCCAGCTTGCTCACGCCTGCCGCCGCCTTGTTCAACTCGACCCAGGCCGCCATGCCTGCTTCGAACTTTTCGAGCGTATCGTGGATATAAACTTTGTACTTGCCCGGCGTCAGGTTCTTGTCCAGGTCGGACAGAACCCAAGAGTAATACTCTGCCAGGGACCGCCGCTGCTCCGGTGTCACCCAGGGCAGCTTGCCCTTGCTGATGCGGTTCAGCAAATCGCTGTCGCCTGGCAGGTTTGTGAACCGGTCCAACAGGTTCACGTAGCGCCCGAAGCTCAGCCCCGCTGCCGCCATCTGGCGCGTGATGTTGTTGGCGCTATTCTCACTATCGTGATAGTAGACGCTGCCTACTTCGCTCGGGGGAGCGAAGGTAGCCGCGAGTGTGGTCTTGCCCACGCCCCGCGCCCCAGTAATCACAAACAGTTTGCCGTCTGCCATTGTATCCTCCCTCTCTCGTAGTGTACCATATTATAGCATTATTATCACAGTTTGTCAAAATGGCGGTGTGTCGCCTTTCGCATCCCCTTGTGGCGACAATCCATTCAACGGGTCTTTGCACCAGTCCTCAAGCCATGCCTCCCAACCTTCCGTCCTGTAGCCCTTGTTCCACAGCCCGGCGATGTGCATAGCCGCTGAATGGAGCGCCCCGGCAATCTCTACCACGCGCACATCCTTATGCCCTGTCAACTCCAAACAGCCTTGCACAGTTAGCGCCAATAGCCGCTCGTTAACCACTGCCAACCGCTCGTGCTCTCCCATACTGAGCCACTCACGAACAGCGCGTCTAGTCTCTGGTCCAATGCCTTCGACATACGTTTCTTGACCGGTGATAATCTCAAGCGCCTTTGCTAATCGGTTTGACGCAGCGCGTAGTAGGGTGGTAGACCGCTCCTCTCCCAGTCCCGGCAAGGCCATCAGCATTCCGGTCTTGGGATTGAGGACGATGCTCTGAATCGGGTCACGGTGAATGGTCTTTTCGGGGTTGGCTTCTAGGGATTCGAGCTTGCGGAGCCAGGCACCAATCCAGTTGATGAGAGAGCCATCATCAACTAGTTGGGTTAGGTAGCCGCCACGGAATTGCCACCAGTCCAAACTACCGGTGATAGCGGCATAGGACATGGTAGCCCGACCATCGATGAAGGCTTTGCCGTTGCGGTTCTCGATTGTGCCTACTGTGACCAGCCAGGGTCGGTCTGTCCATTCCAGCATTCGCACCAGGTCATGTTCCAAGCGTTTGTCTATGATGCTCGCTGCCAGGTCGCCACCGGTCTTGCGCTGAATCAGGACGCCGGCCTGACAGTGGCGGCGTAGCAGGTCATCACTGGTAGCCGGAATGGTCAACGGACTGACCAGGAGGTCAGCGCCTGTGCGCTTTTCCAGGTCCGGGCATGGACGGGCAGACTTTTGCAGAGCAGGCGGTAGACGGGTAGCAGCTCGTAGCTCACTCGGATCGGCGAAGAGCATTGTTTTTATCCTGGTTGATTTCGTGGTAGAGATCGTACATGGCCATCACAAAACTCACATAGGGCTGCCCAGCTTTGCTGTACAATCGGTTGAGGGTAGCTTCGACCTCCTCACGGGTCATGGCGAATAGTTCACCTACCAGAATCTCGGTCTTGTCTCGGTTATTCATTCTAAGCCTCCGTAAACTTGGCGAGCCACAGCAGAAACGCGGCTGAAGTCGCTTTGACGCCCGCCTCAAACGAGGACGGGTAGAATGTGTACACCCGCTGGCACATCGGACATAGGTATTGATTGTCGCCAATGGCCGGGCACCAGCGATGGTGACAGTGTGGACAGGTAGTGTGAGTCATGTGAGCCCAAGCACTTTCTCTGCTGCTCTGCGCTGCTCAACAGCACGTGTATGCAATTCCAGATATTTATTGCGCTCGGACTCGGTGAGCTGGGCATGTTGCAACACTCCAGCATAATAGCCCGATTCGTAAGCGTTGTTCCTGAGATCGAGGATATTCTCAAACTCAAATTGCTCTTTGGTATTCACAGTCAACATCTTCCTCTTGCCTTTCTACTCTACCGAGCCAACACCCCAGCCCGCCACGAGCTCGCCGGTTCCGTGTTCAACTCGTACCAGTAGAACTTACCACTCGTGGTTTCCTCACAACAATAGTGACATAACCCCCTACTGAGCGATTCTTCAATTAGCCCACACCGATAGCATCTATCGGGTTGGTCACTTTCCATCATGTACCGATGCCGCTGATGATTGCGCGGCAAATAGCCTTGGCGACGGAGCACAGCGAGCGCGTGCTTGACCTGGTGGATAGTTAGCCCCGTATGCTCTACCACGTCCGTTATCGCTGCGTGCTTGCTGTGGGTCACTAGGTACTCTTGGCAGTATTCAAGCACGGCCTCGCGAGCGGCGCTTGCCGCCTTTAGTGATTTCTGGCGGCGTATGTGGGGCACCTGGCGGCGCTGGGCGATGTATACATCCAGGCTGGCTACCTCAACAAGCTGCCACTCGTAGAGGGATTTGCGCTGCTTCTTGGTTCCCTGGAGGCAGCCCTCTGAGAGTAGGTTTTTGATTCGCTTGGTGCTTACGGAACATCGGGTAGCGGCCTCGGGTAGGGTGATGTAGGCGGTCATGATACCTCTACATTATCTTCTTGCTGCTCCGCCCATAAGAATAGGTCAGGTAGTTTATTCTGCGAAACCGCCGCCTCAAGATTGGAAACGGCTACCCGAAAATAGCTTTCTTTCAGTTCGCAACCGACAAACCGACGTCCAAACTTCAGCGATACATAGCCCTCGGACCCAATGCCCATGAACGGGCTAAGTACCAGCTCGCCGGGATTGCTGTACAACTTGACGCATCGTTCGATAGTCCCAAGCTGCAATGGGCAGATATGCTTTTCGTCGTCACCATCGCGGGCCTTGCTGTATTGGAGTGTGTCAGTCTCATGAATGCCGAGCCAGATACCATGCGCCCACTCGATCCATGTATCGTTGTTCATTTCGCCATTGGCCACCGGCATGACGGGTGTGGGATTGTCCCCAGGCTTCTTGAACAAAAGAACTTGGTCAACCAGCGCAGGGCGGCTATCGGCGCTGTCCTTGCGCATCTGGACAAACAGCAGCGCCTTGCTTTTCGTGCGGATGGCCTGGGCTTGTGGATTTTTCTGGACAAACGCCCTGCCGATGAATGTCCATCCTTCATTCTCGTAGGCCCGGATGACAGCGCCTGGAAAGTCCTTGACGCCAATGTACCCATCCTTTTGAGCCATTGCCGGGATGTCAGATGTGTGAACACAGGTCAACCTACCCGGCATGGTGACGCGGAGCACCTCTTGAATCAGGAATGCATAATGCTTGAAAAACTCATCCCAGTCTCGGCTATTGCCCAGGTCACGTTCTGAATCCGTGTAGGTATAAAGATCTGCGAATGGCGGAGAATAAACCGACAATGCAACACTGTTGTCGTCGATCTCTTTCATGCGCTCGCACGAATCGCCGAGCATGGCTGTCCAGCCCTCACCGATGATTGTATCTTCCTCATAGCCGTTGCCGTCAATGTCTCTCATTGCTATCTCTGCCTCCTCATAGTTTCGAATCTGATCGATTAGGCCGTCGCGCAATCGCCGAGCCTGGTTGTCCTTGCGAACAATCTCTTTATAGATTTGTTCCTCAACATCTGACATGATGATGTGGACGTTGACTGGGTGATCTTGTAGGTATCGCCATTCCCGGCGGATACACTGATAATACTGTTCCCAGGAGTAGTTCAGGCCGAAAAAGGCCATGTTGTGAGCTTGTTGCAGGTTAAGGCCAAAACCCAAAACGGTCGGTTTACTTACAAGGATTCGCTTCTCTTTATCTAGCCATGAATCAAGTCGCTGGATTTTCTCTTCTAATGACAATGAACCGTGGACCGAAACGCAATCATTGCCAAATGCTTCTTCAACTAATTTTTGTTCTTCATTCAATCCACACCAGACGACCCATTGTTCTCCAAGTAGAGCGCTGCTATTTTCAATAGCACTGGATTGTATTCCAATCACCACTCGATCCGTAGAGGATACTGAAACATCTAAGGATTTGTAGTTGATAAGTTCTTGAAGTCTTTCCAGTCGTGCCGGTGCCGAGGCCCGGCGAATATCGGCGGCGTTACCAATCCCCTTGATGTGCGTAAAGAAAAGTTGATCGTCCGTCTCGTAGCGCACCGGTACAAACGATGGGGTGATGATCAGTTCTGGCAGGATAAACCCATTATCATCATACCCAAGGTCAGATGGTTTGGTCAGGGCGATTGCCCACGATGCGAGCCACTGGAAGAATGGCCTTTCGGCATGATGTTTCAGCCGCCATTCCGTACCGCCGGCGTTGCTACCCTTCCGCTCGTATGCCTTGCCATTGATGTAGTAGGTGTGCTGCTTGTTGGCATTGATGAAAAACATCGCCAGCATTTCAGACCGCGTACAAATGCCCAGGAACTCGGCATGGTTGCCTAACTCGACATGGTCGTTGGGTGCCGGTGTAGCCGTGCAGCACAATCGATAGGGCACCACCTGGCAAAGGTCTGTCAACTTCTGGCGCGTCTTTCCACTAATGGCTTTCAAGATGCTCGATTCATCCAGGACCACTGCGCCGAACTGAGAGAAGTCAAAGCCATCGACCATCTCATAGTTGGTGATAAACAGGGATTGACCATCTATCATCTGCGCCGGTTCCCGAACATAGGTAACATCTAGTCTCAGTTTCTTGGCCTCTCGGACCGTCTGGCGGGCAACACTGAGCGGGGCGATGATTAGCGTTCGCTGTCCAATCAGCCGCGCCCATTCCAACTGCATCAGAGTCTTGCCGAGGCCCGTATCCGCAAAGATAGCGCATCGTCCTTTTTTGACGGCCCACCGCACCAAATCTCGCTGGAACGGGAACAGCATCGAATTGATGTCGTTATCACCAACCACCCGACCTACCGATGGCTGCCTTTTGAATTTCTCTTTCAGGAATGTTCCGTACTCATCTTTTTCCATGATGCCTTCTCTCTCTGCCAAAGACCCGCGTCACCTATTCTACCGAATCGCTTAGTATGGGGGAGGTGACGCGGGGCCTACGTGGCTCTACGCGGGTCTCCATATCCTCACTCGCCCGATGCCTCGCGGGCGGCTGCAATCCACATCTGAATGTCGCGGGTTGCGATTTCCACCCGTGCCTTGGCTATGGCTTCGTCGTATTGGGCCTCACGCGCCCATTTGCGCACCGCAGCCACAGCCTCGGAAGTGCTGAGCAGAACGATGGCCTCTGCTTGTCGGGCTTCGGCATTCTTGCCCACGAAGTCATGGTCAAGGTACGTCTTGGCCTCGATCAGGGTTAATTCTTCGCTTAGTTCTTCGGTTCGCGCCCTGGCCTTTGTGTGTTCAGACAGTGCAAGTTCAAGCTCCCTGCGCAGCCTGGCAATCTGCTGGCCTGTTAACATTCTGTTCTGTCTCATTGTCCCTCTCCTTTGTAGTAGTCCGATGGTGGCTGCCATGCGGGCTCCGGCGTTTGCCGGATGGTCGTCCAGTGCGGTTCGGGGGTTGCGTAGGTGTCCAGCGCCCGGTCGCCCGGTGTACCCCACTCGCAAGCCATCGTCATTGCCAACAGCAACAGTGCCAGGACTACAACTCCTAATCGCTTCATCATACAAGCCTCCCGTTCCCGCTCAGTGCGAATATCGCCACGCAAGCCACTATGCACACTACAATCACAGCTATCAGCAACAATGCCTCTTGACGACTTAGGTCATCACTTCTCATGCTTGCCTCCTCATATTAGAAGTGGGGCGGCACCGACTTGCACGGTGCATCAGGCTACCACTTTGCCACCCGAGGCCGGTTCTACCACGGCCACCCACCCCACGTCCTATGGCAGCGGGTACGGTGGTAGCAACAAAACCGGGGCCACGATCATGTTGACCGCGGTTTGGATTGCCACTCGCCCCACTACCACAATCCCTACTCCGACCAGGACGCTGACTAGCGCCCGCTCCACAATGGCCTTCAGGCCCTGGCTGCCGTTGCATGTTTTCTGGCAACTGCCATTGACGTTGTTCCAGAAAACATAGCACGTCCGTCCCCCGGACAAGTACTTCCCGAGGTGCCAATTTGCCACGTACTGATAGCGCCCGGTTGCAGGAATCTTCACCATAATCTCCGCGTTGTAGTGGCGCACCGGCTGCTGCACACAGGCCCCCAGCGGGTGGACATCCGGGCCCCGGAATTGCACCCGGAAGTTCTCGATGTTGAAATGCACCGGGGTCGGATTCTTTGGCGGCACGGTCGGAGCCGCCTGTGCGGCAGGCACGCTGGTCACGCACACCATCACCAGCACCAACAAGATTGCAACTACTTTCCATATTCTGCCCCTCATAATCACTACTCCTCCTCATCGTCCTCGCTTGCAAACAGCTCGCGCAAGACGCCCCGTCCCGACTCACCGTACAGGACAAAGGCCCGGACCTCAAAGCCCGCGTCGCGAACCTCTTGCAAAATCAACTCCGGTTCCGAATGGGGCTCAACCAGCTCAACCCCGTACCAGGCGGCGTCTTGGTTGCCCTCCCACAAACTCCACGCGGGCAAGGCATTGTGATTCTCTACTAGCGCTCGCTCCATGTCGGGGACCGCGCCCGGATTCTCGGTGTCGTTGATAACCGCTTTCCAGTTACCCAACTGCATCGAGAACCAATGCCGCTCCTCTTTTTCCTTCTTTTTCCACAAGTCCCATTTCATCGCTTGCTCCTTTCCGCGCAATAGGGGGCAAGCATCCGTCCGCTCTTTTCCCCTACTGCGCGATTAGGCCGACCGCCTCTACACGACCTCCCACCAGGTGCGAATCTCATCCACACTGGCTGAAAGCTCCTTTGCCAACGCGGCCAGCTTAGGACCGGTCGGCAACACACCGTCCAACGCGCTCTTCTTGTTGGCAAGCTCATCCTTCCACGCATCCTCAAAGCCAGTCCAGTCGGCAGGTACGGCCAGGCCCGCTGCCTTTTTGGAGGATGCTACGGCTACGATATCCTCACCACGCTCTTTTTCGACGGCGGCCTGTGCTGCCTCCTGGTTCGCATAGAGTGTAGTCAACGCCGGGATGGTCAGGCGCTTGCCCTCGGCTCCATAAGTGGCATCCACTCGCGGATCCGGCACCAAGACCAGGCGGCCCCAGGTAGACTTGATCCAGGGCTTGGACGCAATGGTGAGCATTTGGCTCAGCTTCTCGCTGGTCGTGTCGTAGGATGTCCCCGGTGCCAATAGAGTTGTAGGCTGCTGTGTTCTCCTCGCCCAAAGCAGCCCACAGTGCGGCCCGTTGCTGCCAGAGCTTGGAGTCCTGGTACGGATGGTCCTTGCCGCCGATCATGGTGTACTGAAACTCATCATCAAATCGCTGGTTGTCGAGTAGGTCGTTCAGCGAAAACATGCTTTCAGGGATGTAGTTCATGCGCTGGGCCAGGGCATTGACCGCTGCTGGCAGGGCAATCATGTGGAACTCGTGGCGATATTTGGCGCTGGCTGGGGTAGTGATGCGGCAATCGCCGCCAATCGTTGCGCCCCAGGTGGCTTCGGGGTCACTCATCCCTTTGCCAAAGTTGATTACTTCCTCTGTGGGAATCTCGAATTGCCACACGCGGTTGGGGGCGTAGGCACCCAAGGAATTGGCAGCAGTCTTGGCCTCTTCGTGGTTCTCGCCCTGGAAGAAGTAGAACCAGGAGCCTTCCCGACCTCTACTCGTGAACCCCCTGTGGCCCTCTTCGGCTATCCACTCGGCCAGGTCGATTTTCTCCGGGCTCCAGAACTTCCAGAGCATGGCAGCCATGACCGGCCCGACAAACCCGGATTCAAAACCTTCGCCTGAAGGCAATTCCACGGAGGGCTCATCGAGCCCCAAGAACGTCCTCAAAAAACTGTCGTCCAACATCGTTGTCTCCTTTTCTTTTTTAGTCATCAGAACCCTCCACATTGCGCCATTTCGCGGCGCTCCTGCTCGTAGTCAAGCCAGTCATCGTATTGGGCCTCTACTTCGCCCCATTCAAAATCGTCGCCTCTCGTGGCGGCCCTGCTGGCTTCATGTCTGTGCCAGTCTAGGTCATCGGCGTAGCCCTCACATTCGGCGGCAAGGTCGATGCTCTCTTGCCGGTGAGCAGCCTCGGCCTCTTTCCACTGGCAGTCAACACACAGCGCTAAGCATTACCGGCGATTGGTTCTACCACCAGTTTGGGTCGATGGGCACCACGATTGTGTCTGATTTACTGACCGTCTGCATCCGCTACCTCCTCTTTGTGGAGAATCGTTGTCGCCCAATGCGTCTCGATGTCCACAACCTTGATGCTTGTTTCGGGCTGGGCCTTCCAGCGGCCCACCAAGATGCGAGCTGCATAGTCAGGGCACACTGTCACCTTGACCGGCTCGCAGCCCACCATTTCTACAACCGCTACAAACTTGAACTGTCCTGCCATAGTCACCTGGTTTACCAAACCGTGCCAAACTGACACGGTTCGGAAGGTCGCCTTTCTACGACCAATGCAAGAGATTTGCTTCGCGTTTCATCCGGGGTCTCGCTGCACCTAACCGTCCACGCGCAGGGATCGCCTACCATCGACCCAAAGCATTTGATTGCGAGATTATTTGCAGCGTTCCGGTCTCGGTCATGGTGTGCCCCGCACTCACACGTCCATTCACGATCTGCGAGTGTCAGTTCACTATTGATGAGACCGCACGCGCCGCATAAGCGGCTTGAGGGGAAGAAGCGATCCACTTGCCTGACTTCACCACCAACCCAAGCTAGCTTGTAGGCAAGCTGTTTGTGTAGTTCGCTAAAGTTGGCATCCAAGACAGACTTAGCAAGATGATGATTCTGACTCATCCCTCTCACGTTCAAATCCTCTATTGCCACGCCGTCATAGTTGGCGGCAACATAAGCTGTAACGTGATGAGTAGTGTTGGCGCGGAGATCAGCGATCCGCTTGTGGATGCGTTGTACTCTTAACCTTGCCTTCTGCCATCGCTTACTGCCTTTTTGCTTACGGGCCATTTGGCGCTGCGCTTTGGCAAGCAGCCTTTCTAGGCGATAAGATGGCCTGGGATTGTCAAACATCTTCCCATCGGAGAGTACTGCCAAATGCTTGATACCCACGTCTACACCAACTGCAACCCGTTCTTGTTTTTCGATTGGGTCTGCAACTTCGGTTTCAACGGAAAAGCTGGCATACCAGCGCCCGGCAGTACAGCTAATACAAACAGTTCCTACTAACTTGCCCTCGAACCTAATAGCTTGATGCATCCTGATCCAACCAAGTTTCGGAATACGCACCCGGTTACCGTCCGTGGCAATAGTATCAGGTTCGAGGTGAAACGACAGTCTTGACCGTTTCTTGGACTTAAATCGTGGGAATCCAGGTTTTTTATCACCACCTTTCACGCGCCGAAAGAAATTAGCATAGGCTGCCTCAAGCTGTAACAAAGCCATACGAGGGACACTTTTGGGAACATCGTTTAGCCAAGCATATTCGTCCGTTTTCTTGAGCGTTACGACTTCTTTCATCAGAGCGTAGCTGCCCGGCGACTTTCCAGTTTCTTCAAACGCCTCGTTTCTTTCTTCCCAATCCATAATTGTACGACCAACGGGCCGCGCCACACCAGGAGACAAAAAGCTGCTCGGTTTCAGGGTTTACATCAAGGAGAATCTTATGCGCTTTCTGTATCTTCGCCACGTAATTGCTCCTCAAGCTCTTTCTTTGCCTTACGCCCGCCCCTCCTGCCATATAAATGAGCACTGAAAGAGGTCACAACCGAAATCAGATCTTTGACTAGTTCTTCGTTCTCACCGCCAGGGGCTTTTTCTTCAATGGCCTCGATCCGCGCCCCATGCGATTCGCAGAATAATTCAAGATAGGCATAGCCAAAACGGGCCAGCCGATCTTTGTACTCCACAACCACTATATTGACCTTGCCCGCGATGATGGCCTTCATCAGCTTTCGCAACTGACGGCGGTTCTCATTCAAACCACTGGCAATTTCTTCGTAGACCTCAACAGTGTTGAAACCGGCAGTCTGGGCATACTTCTTGAGCCGTTGCGTCTGTCGTTCCAAATTGCCAGCATCGGCCTGCTTTCGGGTCGAGACACGGCTGTACAATCCTGCTTTGTTTCCCGATTGTTTGGCTTTTGCCTCAAGCCCGTAAAGCCGCAATAGTTCTGATTCAGGATAACGCCGCTGGCCGCCTGGAGTGCGGACAGGTTCAATCAGTCCATCTGCTTCATAACGAATGAGAGAACGACGGCTCAGACTAAACTTCTCTACGGCTTCAGCTTGTGTGTATAACTTCATCGACAGCCTTTGGGCAAAAGAGCCTTTCTAGCAAACTCTCTACCTGACACAACCATTTCTCAAAGTTGGCCTTGTCAGGCGCTTCCTCAAATGGCTCATCAAAGTAGATTTTCTCACCGTTCACGATTGCGTAGTCCTTGGTCATTTCCGTCACTTCCATCTTATCACTCCAAATTTAGCATAGAATTAGAATTTTGTCAAGTGTGTTGACACGGGTTGTCACTGATTGGCACAGTCTTCATTAGCAGTCGCCTACCTCCCTCTCTCTATTGTCGTACCATATTGTACCATAGAACTCACAGATTGTCAAATTGGATATGGGGCATGTTGCAAGGGTGCTCGATATGCGCGGGTTACTCTGTGCCGGCACACAACGAGCACACCGGCCCGAACGGCACTGGGCGGCCTGGCCCGGCGGTGAAGCCGACCCAGGTCGCGTCCATCGGCCACCCGCATTCCGGGCAGTCCGCGCCGGCCATCTCGCCGCCTACGAGCTGCACGTACCCGAGCACGAGGCCCGGATCGAAATCGCCGATGGCGGCCTCGATGGCCTCGGTGACTAGCGTCGTCATCGACTCGCCGCGCGCTTCTGCCGCGGCCGCGAGCCGGGCGTGCACGCCCGGCTCGATCCTCATCACAAAGCGCTTCTCGCTGTCGGTCATGCCAACACCTCCCCCGTTAGGCGTGCAAGCGCCCAGGCGGGCAACTCGCCCGCCTTTATTTCAGCCATCCTCGCCCAGTACTGATCTGGCGCGTCCAGCCGCCAGACCCGGGCCGCATCTCCTCGCCAGGTTACGTAGAACTCTACGTAACCTGACGCCCCCTCGGCTCCTGTGCGGCCGAGGGTGGAGATCAGCCACCCGTCGTGCGGCACCAGCTTGTTCACCGGTGCGGCCGGATCATGGCTCCAGTGGTTGCACGTCTCGGACGTGCAACCTACCGGGCCCTCCGTCTGGGCCAGGTGGAACAACTCCGGGTCGGGGTTTTCTAGACCCCAACCCTCGACGCCGTCCGCGCGCACTAGATTAAGTGCGTGATGCATCTCGTTGTACAACTCCTCGACCATATACTTTGCCATGAATTCCTCCAGATATCGGCCCCCACCCCGACCGATTTGTGATTGCCTGCCACGTGCAGGCTCCCCCGCGCGTTCTTTCCGGCGACGCCCGCGGACACCGGCTCTATTTGTGAATCGCCGATTCAGGCGATGCCCGGCGCCGTCGCCAACGCCGGGCGCTGGGTGCTAGTCCGCGATGTAGTAGGCGACGTTGAGACTGTTATATCCGCACCAGCGGAACTCACTGAGCTCGAACATCCGCGTGCGATATTCGTCGCTGCCATCATAGTCGTCGATCTCGTACCCGTCAGCCAGGTATCCGAGTCGGCCGACGACGATGCCGCCAATCTCCTCTGGCGTGAAGTCCTCTGCCCGGGCGAGCCTTGCCGGGCCGTCGGGCCCGACGCCGTTATCATCGAACTGATGCCCCCGCAGAAGCTGCCGAGCCCGCTCCACCTTCGTTGCCAAACAGCACCACCAACTTGACCTCTTGCTTCTCCATCGTTGCCTCCTTTTGCTCTCTATTTGTGAACACAGTATAGCACGTATTCACGACATTGTCAAGTGTTTTATGGTTAACTCAATGTTAAAATTTCTGCACAAAAAAGCCGGGCGAAAGCCCGGCTCGATCCGCGCCCTCAGACAACTATCAGAGCGTCCCTAAAATCCTCACTGAGATACTTTTGAACCTGAACATAGTTGTTATCCACAATAGCCACCAGCCCGCGAGATTCGCCAGGAATGTCATAATCTTCTGCCCTCCCACGCCGGGTGCGACCGCACGATTGCTCCAGAGCATACGCGGTGCGCTGGAGGTAGTATTTCCTGTCATACTCCAGCCGCGCCTTCTCATACCTGTCTGCAAGGCTTGGGAAGGGCGTCTTGGCCACAATGCAGATTTTCTCATCCAGTAGGTCAACGCCGGTCTGCCAACTCCAAGTCAGAGCCAGTGCATTGGGCACCTTTCGCCTGTACACCATCCAGGCTACCATTTGCCCCTCTGTCCCCAATCCCTTCGGTGGTATCCATACTCTATCCTCTAGTCCCAATCTACTCAGCCTTCGCGCCAGTGCCTCCGTCTCGATAATTGATGTCTGGTGAATAACCCCGCTCCATTGCTGAGGTGCGTCTTTTATCAGATTTGCGATCATCTTCGCCTGTTGTTCCCATGCTGCCTGTCCATCTCTCAGTGCCGCCCTGCCCATCTTTGGTGCATCCTTCGGCACAATCACTGGTCTACTCTCTGGTGGCCAGGCTCCAGGTACAGCTCGATTCTCGTATTCCCCTATACCGAGCTCTTTGGTGAACGCTTCCGGGTCGCCAATCGTCGCGCTCATAAACACGGTCTGCCAGCCGTCCACAAAAAACCTCGGTGCATGATGTCGCGCCGTCAAGGGCCTGCATACAAAGCTGGGTGCCTCTCTCCCCCCTACTACGCGATTCGCGGGACCAGAGGAAATGTACCAGTCGTAACCATTCACCTGTAAGGCTTCAATAGTGGCCTTGATTTTTAGCCCAAGTGATTCGCAGCGCCGTAGTTTTTTCAGGTCCGACTTGGACGCATTAAGGGCCACATGAGCCTGCAACAAAATGCCTCTTGCTTTTTCCAGCCAGGCTAAAGCCTCACTTGTGGGATTGCTTTTGAATAGCACCGAGCCGCTGTGCGAGGTGATCTTGGGGAAATCGGGGAGATGCCATTCTTGCCTCTGTTTCTCAAAAATAGTGGACCCTGTAAAATCTAACACTGAATCGCTCAGTAGATGGGCCTCATCACAGACCACGAAATCGGTGGGGTCGGCTCGTGGCCACTTGGCAGTCATCCAGTAGGAATAGTTTAGGGAACGCAAGCCACTGCCGATGACCTTGGTTTTCTGTCGGAGGTACTGGCATTCCCCAGATCTGGGGCATTCGTGCATCCCGACATCGGCATACTCACACTCAGCGCCGGTCAAAGATGAATCCAATACACAAGGATAGTTGCCCCGGCCAAATAGTGCATCGAACCCGTAACCATTGGCGTAGTTTTCTCGCTGTAAAACCTTTGTTTTGCATAAAGTTGTCACAGTGTACTGACTGCCTACAGCTCGTGCAAGCGCCGTTTTCCCTGCGCCCGTGCTTGCTTGTATCACTGTTGCCTTACTATTCCCCCTACTGAGCAACCATTGAACTGTTTCATATTGCTCTGGCCTCCATGTATCATGATCTACTCCATAATCTCTTGGGGTTTTCATACGGTGTTATACACTCCTACCTTCTCCCGTGAAGGTGTCCGTTTTACCAACTAGAACCATACCCGGTGATTGTTGTACCCTATCATCGGTTCCGTTTGCTCTGTTTTTTGCCGGTGAACTAGAGAACTGGCCCTATGGAAGCCCTACAAAGGCGTTAAAAAACTCCAATTCGGCCTTCTGGTTGCTGTCCTCTACCTCTTCTACTGTCTCAATAGGTTCTTTATCATTCCAGGATAGAGAAGCTATTTTGACATTTCGCTTCTGAGGGGGCATATTGTACCAGCAGCCAGAACCGCCGAGGGCCTCGACAACCTCCCGAAATGCATCCTCTCGAGCATTGATTGCAGCCTGTAGCTCCTCGGCTGTCCTCGGACATAGATCCGAGGTAACACTGATGGCTATCTGCTGCGCTTCATTTGTCTCATATCGGTCAAGTGAGGATCCAATCGGCTGAACAAGAATCTCGATGGTGTCGCCGCCCTCCGAGTTTTCATCCTCGTCGTCATCCTTCTCTTCTTCGCCCAGCTTGCCCGATATGCGCTTGTTTTCAGGAATGCTCAGTAGGAGGGAATCAACCCAGTCCTCACGGTCTTCTGGTAGCTCGCTCAGGTCCAGGTGGTCATCGTCCCCATCCAAAATGACGACGTTCTCCTCGTTGGGTTGAGGAAAACGCCGCCATTTGATCCCGGCTCGGGAAAACCGCTTTGTCGCTGCCTGCCAGTCCTCATCCTTTACCGTGGTCTGGCGCAGGGTACCCCCTGCTGCGCTTGCCCGGTCAAAGCGCTCGATTTCACGCTTGACCAGCTTGGGCCGGCAGATGGGGCAGTCCCGATGCCAGCACAGCATCTGGAATGACACAAACTGGCCAGTTTCAGGTCGCAGAACTGCAGCCCAGCCGCCACACGGGCGGTCTTCGGTTTTCGATGGGAGGGCGACGGAGGGTCCGTCTAGATCCAGGAATGTTCGAAGAAAGTCGTCACCATGCATAATCATTTCCTTTCATGATGCTATATTTGCTCCTATTTGAATAAAAAACTCCCATGTTCTCTTGGACGGTGATTGCCTAAGCAAGCGGCAAGCGGCGCTGCCAGTGGTCCTAATTGTGGTAGGTGGACCAAAGGCGTGACGATCACCGCCCAAGAGAAAATAGGAGTTATTCCTACTATCTATTTTAGCTTGCCGCTTTTGTCAATGTACTGGGAGGCTACCACTCCTCTGCTCAGAACTATATCACATTAACCGAAAATTGTCAACTCGCAAACCGTACCATTTTACCCCAAACCGCATATTTTTAACCTTGCGTTCAGCCTGCATATAGTATTCGGACAGCCCACCAACTACAACCCCTAGTATGCCTCACTATTGACATTCCACTCATTATATGATACAATCAAAACGGCAGAATCTATCGGAGGTGCAATATGGAAGTCGGTATTTTGCAGACAGCGGCCCTTATCCTCATGCTCTCGGCTCTGGTTGAGGGACTCATCGAATACTTCATCGGCCTACTCCTTGAACCGCTGAACCAAGGCGACGGCAACCGCGAGGTCTTTGCCCAAAAGCTGGACGTCTACCAACTCCTGATGCGCTACAGCGCCGCTGCCGCCGCCATCGGGCTGTGCTTTTCCTATGGCGTGGACCTTATGGCCCAGGTCGGCCTACACGGTCCTGCCTTCGTCGGCTATATCGCAACCGGCCTCCTTATCGGTCGTGGCTCCAACTACGTCCACGACTTTATCTCGCGATGGCTCACGCCTCCATCGCCGTAACTCGCCAACTACTCGCTCGGCAGGGGCCTGCCTCCCCCCTACTGAGCGCTATTGCACACTCCTTTCTCTCTGTGGTCGGGAGGGGGCTTCGGGGGATGCCCCCTCCCCTCTGCCAGCATCATCCTAAGCAGGCATAACAGGAAAGCATTATATGACCCACCAGTCCGAGCGACGAACCAAAAAAGCCCAGCGCATTCAAAGGCGCGCAGATGTTTGGGATCTCCGCTGTAAAGGCTGGACTCAAGCTCGTATTGCGGCTGAACTGGGGGTCAATCAATCCACTATCTGCCGGGATCTGGAAATCGCCTCTAAGCACGCTCTTGCAAACCTGGATGCTATTGTCGAAGAGGTCAAGCGTGAACAAGTTTTTCAGCTTGAGCGCATTGTTGACGAATCCCTGCAAGGCTGGGAAGAGAGCAAGAAAAAGTCCCGCTCGGTGAGCAAGACTGTCCGCACCAAGCTCAGTGGCATTGATACACAAGAGGAGACGACGACAACTAAAGTCGCGGACCGCGGCGGGGACGTGCGCTATCTCACCACTGCCATGAATGCCTTGGCAGACATCCGCAAAATCCTAGGCGCGGATGCTCCTATTGAGGTGGACATTGACATCGAGGACATAGATGGAGCCATCGCCAGAGAACTGGAAAGATTGGCCAGTCAACAAGAAGATTCTGCTTCTCAATCGACTGAGAGAACAGAATGAGTCCGCGAGCACAAAGTTCGTCGCGTTCCAGAAGCGATACAAACACGACCCAGAAGGCTTTGTTAGTGACTGTATCACTTTCCATAGGAGCCAGGGACCGACTGACTATCAGCGGGATATCTTGCGCCGGCTTATGGCTCATCATCGAGTTGCAGTTCGTGGCCCCCACGGGTTGGGAAAAAGCTGCCTCGCTTCCTGGGTTGTCCTGTGGGCAGTCCTTACGGAAGATGATTGCAAGGTTCCCACTACGGCTTCGGCGTGGCGTCAACTTACCAAATTCCTCTGGCCAGAGGTCCACAAGTGGGCGGCCCGCCTACGCTGGGACATCATCGGACGGCCACCGTTCAATTATCGCGAGCTGCTTTCCATGTCCATCAAGCGCGGCGACACCTGTGAAGCATTTGCCTCCGCATCGGACAGACCGGAAGCCATCGAGGGTGCCCATGCTCGCCGGGTGGTCTATATCTACGATGAGGCCAAGGCTATCGCTGATGAAACTTTTGACGCCACGGAAGGCGCATTCTCTGGAGCAGGCGCTGATACAGACCGGGAAGCCTATGCCCTCGCCATTTCGACGCCAGGCGAGCCGCGTGGGCGCTTTTACGAAATCCATACCCGCAAGCCAGGCTATGAGGATTGGAACGTCCGGCATGTCACAATCGAAGAGGCCATCGCAGCTAACCGTATCTCTGTGGACTGGGTTCAACAGCGCGCGCGGCAGTGGGGCGAAAACTCAGCCGTCTACCAAAACCGTGTCCTGGGTGAGTTTGCTACCTCCGATGAAAGCTCTATTATCCCGCTGGCCTGGGTTGAAGCGGCTATCGAGCGCTGGAAGGTGTGGGCTGATGAAGGATTCTCCGGCCAGTTTACCGGTGTGGGCATTGACGTAGGTGGGGGTGAGGAAGGCTCGGACAAGACCGTGTTTGCTCTCTGCTACGATTACACGAAAATCAAGGAGCTGCGTCGTTATCCCTGTGTGGACCCGATGACATCCACGATGGAAGTTGTCGGCCATGCTGCTGGCCTGATTCGCCGGACCAGGGCAACGGCGATGGTAGACGCGATTGGTATCGGGGCAGGCGTCTACCATCGCTTGGTAGAGCAGGACCTTCCCGCTAAAGCGTTTGTCGCGTCTCATGGGACCAAGTACACTGACCAGAGCGGCGAGCTTGGATTTACCAACTGGCGAGCGGCTGCCTGGTGGATTACCCGCGAAATGCTAGAGCCTGGTTCGTCTCTCAATATCTGCCTGCCCGATGACGATGAACTGATCGGGGATTTGACAGCGCCGAAGCTCAAGCGCATCACGTCTGGCTCCAAGCTCCAGGTGGAGGGCAAAGATGAGATCCACAAGCGCCTCGGGCGGTCTACGGATAGTGGGGATGCGGTGGTTCAGATTCTGGTAGGACCGTATTTGTGCAAAGAGTCTGACGAACATTCCGAAGTCATCTATCAGCCGACACCGATTGGAGTACAGTGGTGATGCTATGAATATCATTCCCCGGCTCATGGTTCAGATGCTCCTTGCGTTTTCGGGTGTCCTCATTATTGCCCTGGCTCTGGGGCTCATTTTCATCTTTGGCTACGAGCCAGGCCGCCTCTTTATGGTGCTGGCGGGTTCCCTGATTTTCATCCTGTCCGCGAGGCTTGAGCTATGAACCCAATCCCCGCCACTCTCCGTGTGGGCCTTCCCGCCGACGATGTGCTAAAGACCACCGGCTATTCTGCACTCGACGCGGTTGCACGTCCAACCAAACTCGGACAAGAGCCCTACGGCCTACTTGTCCGTTGGCACTATGCCGAGTGCGACATCGATTTCCATTTCCGCGACGGCTGCTACCGCATCTCTGCCGTCCACTCAAAGGAGGCTGCCGGATGACGGCCATGACCAAAGCGCCATACCCCGAAAATCTGAAACCCGCCTATACCCTCCCCGGTGGCCTTCAGGGTGATTTCGAGCGGGGAGCCACCTTTACCTATCGCAGTTCCTTGCGTGCATTATCTGCCCGTCTTACCTACATTGACGGACGGCTGATCAGCATTGACTACATAAAGGAGGCCCCTGATGCCACCACTGCTTGACCGCCTGCGCCGCTCCNTGGCNGGCTCCCANCTCGCTACCCTGGAATCCCAAGTCACCGACCTGCAAGGCATCGCCGCCCGACTGGCCGAAGCCTACACCGCGGGGAGTTACGAGCTCCCCCCTACTGAGCTTGTTCGCCAACTGCGCGAGTACGATACTTCCCTCATCTCCGACCTGGTGGACCAGATGGGATGGGAGGCCGTGTCCGGCTACGGCGGCTACTCGGAGGGCGAGCGCCAGCGGGCCGTTGCTGACTCTACTCGCATGGCGAAATATTCTACTCTTGCCAAGTGGACCATCAACCTCTGGACCTTTTACGGCCTGTCCTCCAACGTAGACATCGTGCCCGATGACGACTCCCGCGACGCCGAGGATTCTCATTCGGCCCAATCTGTCTGGACCGAGTTCTGGGACGCCGACCGCAATCAGGCCATCATCGCCAAGGACCGCCTGGACGAACTCTCCCGCTGGCTCCTCATCAAGGGCGAGCGGTTCTTTGCGTTCTATTCGTCCCAGATGGACGGCGAGACAACTATTCGCTCCATCCGGCCCGAAGAAGTCACCGAAATTTACACGAACCCAGACGACTCCTCCGACATCTGGTTCTACAAGCGCCAGTGGACCGATGCCGCTGGCAAATCCCAAACCCTGGTCTACCCCGACTGGGAAATCTTTTTCAGCGACAAGCTGGCCCAATATTGGACCCTCACTCAGTCCACCTACTCTACCGCTCGCGGTCTGGACCTGGCTTCCAAGCCCCAAACGGATGTATGCCTTTTGTTCGTGCCCTTTACCCAACTGGATGAAGATTCCGTCCGTGGCTGGCCCCTGCTGGCTCCTCATGGCACGGCATGGCTCCGCGCCCAGCGCGACTTTATGCAGGACCGAGCCGCCGTGACCCGCTCAGTAGCGGCATTCGTCCGTCGCTACAAGGTGTCCGGCGGCACCCGCGCCGTGGATTCCATCCGCTCTACCCTAATGTCTGCCCTACAGTCCGGTTCCACCACCGAATCCAACTACCCGCCCATCGCAGGCAGCAGCGAAATCCTGAACCGCGCCATCGATGCCCAAGACCTGCCCCTCCAAACTGGGGCTATCGATGCCAAGACTGACTCAGAAATGTTTGCTTGGTTTGCCCTATTGGCTGGGGGCATATACCCCCACTATGGTGGGCAAGGCGACGCATTTCGTTTAGCTACTGCGTGTTATAGTGCAGATACAATGTATTTATCCGAATTTGGTTGGAGGCACTGGTTTGATTATAGGGAAGGGGAGCGGATTGCAACTTATGACAGCGCCACTGGAACCATTCATTATGTTGCCCCGACTCGCTTGCACATCTATCCCTATGAAGGGAAGATGATTCGCATCAAGGCGCGAAGCATTGATGCTCTGGTAACGCCAAACCACCGGATGTTAGCAATTAACGAAAATTGGAGAACCTATAAGGAAGAGTATCGCCGAACAGAATTTGAGGTCATTCTTGCAGAAAATCTTCCTAGTGATTTTTCTTTGCCCACTAAGGCATTTCTCAGCGAGCAACCTGAGATCAAAACATTTATGTTGCCGGGTCATCAAGCCAATGCGGGGACAACTGGTATTTCTTTTCCCGACAGATTTATTCCTATGGATGATTGGCTTGAGTTTATTGGTTGGTATGTTTCAGACGGGAGTCTGAGCCGGACCAGGGGGGGTGGGATGCAATTGCGTCTCCACCAGAAGAAACAGCAGGGGGTAAAGCAAATTGATGATCTAGTGGCTCGCTTGCCCTTCAAATTCACACGTTCTCTGGACAAGACTACTGAGGGAATTTCGTGGTCAAGTTATGATCGCGCTCTGTACACGTGGGTCAAGAGCAATTGTGGTAAGGGCGCACAGAATAAACATTTGCCATCCTTTGCCCTTCGGCTAAATGCACGGCAAAGCAAGATTTTGCTGGATGCTGTGTGGGCAGGCGATGGGCACTTATACAACCCCGAAGCCCAAGATCATGCCATAGGCAAGTTGTCTAGTACATCTCAAGAACTTTTAGATCAATGCCAAATTCTTTTGCTACATACAGGTAGCTGGGCCAGCCAGTATTGGCGTCAAAGAACTCGCAAGAAATCGACTTTGCCAGAAGGGGCTCTCAACTGGAGTGATTACGACAAGAAACTTCTCTTTCGATATCGCAATGTTACTGAGGTAGATTATCAGGGTCTTGTCTGGTGCTTCGAAGCGCCACCTTACGGGATGTTCATCACGCGCCGGAACGGTTGCCCTCTCATTGCTGGCAATACCGCGATGGAAAAGCCGATGCAACTCCAGTTCTCCCTCTACCGCAACCAGCTTGGAGCAATCTTCCGTAAGATTGTGCGAATCGTGCTCCAGTTCCACGAGCGGTACAACAAGCAAGTTAAGTACGACACTTACACCGCGTCCATCTCCTTGGATCGCCTGGTCGAA